GCTAAGTATTTCATCAATAGCGTCAAACGCACCATAAGAACCGGAGTAATCGCTCTCGCCTAACAATGTATTTCTAAACTCACTATTCGGCAACTTATTAGGTTTATACCTTGACAACCGTTTGAAGTATCCGTCGAAGCTTATGCGCTTAAGGTCTTTAGTTTCTTCTAACTCATTGAACGGCACCGTTATCCAATGACTATCTTCAATACTGCCAGCTGACGATAATTGTTCTAACTTATAGTCAATGTATGCGCCTTTCTTATCAACGCCATATATTTCACTTAACCTGTATTTGATATTACCTTTGTCATAATAGACATAGAATATATCAGCGACTATACGGCCGCTTACAACGATGTTAGTGTAATTCTCAGGTTGCCATACTTCGATAATCGGATAATCTGACACTTCAGGGTTCCAACTAATCTTCCATGAACAACCGCCACTCCATGACTCAGTCTCTATCGCTTTAGCAAACAACGATCTAAACTTGTTGTCATTAAGTATTTCATCAAGCAAGTCTTGTAACTCAAGTTCATCAGCACCTTCGACTTTAACTTCAAATCCGTTACCGATAATCAAGTCAACCATCTTCTCGCTTATTAGTTGCGGAAAGCCACTATGAACCTTACGTATGTTAGTATTGGTATCAGCCCAAAAGTAATTGATACTCTCACTGGCTTGACCTTCACGATAAAACTTCTTAGCTTGCTTAGTATAAAAATAAGCTATGTCTTGCTCAATACCGCTATACCAAATACCGTTCTCAAGGATACGTCTGGTCATGTGTTTGTCGTTATGATTGTCGTCCATACTAACTAATAACGGATTATATTGCATTGTGCCAACTCCTTTCGTATAGTCTTCTACATATTTTTTTATTGCTTTGTTTATAATATTTTTAATCAATCCCAACTATAACACCCCCGTTTTTAACATATACTTGACATAGTTAGCTTGACCATATTCAACGCTGTCAACTCTATCCTTGTGTATATGCTTAGGAAAGTCTCTTATATCAGTCTTGCTCTTGTTGTCGTAAAACGCTTTAGTAAAACTGACATAACAAGGCTCGCTCTTTTGTGTGAATAATAATCTTGCTTGGTCTAACTCGGTGATGCCAAAGTCGATTCGTTGAACGATTGTAAACTTATACGCCATGTAACACCTTAAGTTAAAGTGCTTATTCAGCCTGTCATCCATAGTCAACCGCATAATCTTAGCAGCGCTATCGATGAACGCACCTTTGAAATAGTAACTATATCGCTCGTAGTATGGCTTGAACCATACAGCAAACTTGTTCCATATCTCATCGTGATTAGCGTCAGCAAACTCAAGCATATCAACGACTATATGTTCTCTGTAACCTCTTGTGAATAGATTGATTGTAAACACGTTGTTATCAGTACCACCGACATCTTGACCGATAGTCATTAACTCTATACCTCTTGGTTTAAGGAAGTTCATACCGTCATCGTTGAACATATCAAGATGAATGATATTCTTCTCTCTCGACATATAGTCAGCGTATATGATGCCTTCTCTTCTGCCACGAATACCAATGATTTTAGTCTTCCATTGATAACTGTCTTTAGGCGTATTAGCAATCAAACTAAGTTTTTGCTTCTGCGTCATTGTCGGATTATCTTCAAACGTAAAGAAATAATATCTAAACGCTCTATCTGGAACAACTCTTCTTAACTCTTCCCATGTTTCTTTAGGCACTTGTGATGCCCATTTGTCCAATGGTCTGCCTTTATTCATATAATCAGTATAGACAAGAGCTTCCGGGTCGCCACCGTTACATGAAGCATACATCCAACCACCATTACGGAACGTTCTGATAAACGCTTCACTAATAAACTCATCATCAGCGATATTTGCTTCTTCGATATTAAACCCATGTATAGTCATACCCAGTATGCTATGCCAACGCTTCTTGTTATCATAGCCGACCAAGTATATTACTTTGTTCTTGCGATAAGGTCCTGTATCAACGACAATTCTTGCTCCACCGATACCAGCCGATGTATATGTGCATACAGCGCTAAAGATATTAAAGAAACTTGCTTCGTTATGTATGAACATTCGCTCTAATACTGGAACGCTTTCACCAGCTAACACAAATTGCGTATGGTCCTCAGGCTCAGTCAGCAATCTCAATATGAACGCTATGCCAATAATGAACGACTTACTTGCGTTTGTAACGCCTTCAGCGAATATGACTTGCGAACGGTCTTTGATTAGGTCTCGATGTTTCTCAAGCAGGATGACATCATCTAGCGTCATTTAAAATCTTTTTCCATTTGATATACTCTTCATAGTGTTGTAGCTCTTTAAGTCCACTGTGAGCGAGTATGGCTTTCTCAGCCTTATCTAAATACTCTTCACTGACAAGTTTGTATATCTTCTTATAATATTTCGCTGACCAGTTCTTAACATATTTGACTTGCTTAGGCGCTTTAATCATCGCTGATAGATATTTCTTGAATAGATGTATCATAGCTCCAACGATAAAATAACTAATGCTGTCATCGATGTTAGTGTGTGATAGCACTTGCTCGAACGCATATATCTTGTTGGCAACATAGCCAGCTACACTTTCTTTGTAAGCGTAAGCTTGGTTATCAGTTCTAACAGTCGAGCCATCTCGCCACTGCCACATATAAGTTACATCTTTAGACATAAAGATTTGCTCGTTCTCATTAGCTAAGCATTGACACTGCGTATTAACGCCTACATCTTCGTTAGCTCTCGTTTCATTGAATCTGATATTATATTTGTCTAAGAACGCTCTGCGATACATCTTGCCATGCATCCAGACCATGTCGTTCTCTCTTAGTTTGATTGAATGGTCTTTGTTTTCTTGTAAGAAATCGCAACTAACTATTGCTGTCTTTTCTTCCTTGAACGGTAACTGCTGATAATACAAAGCTAATGAACTAAGGTATGTATCATCGCTATCAATGAATGAAATGAACGGTTCTTCACTATGATCGATACCGTATTGTCTTGCGACACCAGGTCCTGCATTCTTTGGCATATAAAGTATGTTGACATCAAAGAACTTTTTAAGATAGTCGTACGAGCCTTGCTCTTCGCCATCGATTACCATGTATACAGAAAAATCGGCATGACGTTGCATAGCGATTGAATGTAAAGTTATTTGAATAGTTTCATGAGCGTTATATACTGGAATGATTACTGCAATAGAATTATTCATCTTCGCCTCCTGGTTCAGTTCCTAATTTATCAACGAATTTGTCTAAGCTTGCACCGAAGTCTCTGGTTGTAAGGTCAACTTCTTGGCGGTCAGTATAGCCGTAATTCTTGGCTAAAAATATAGAACCTCCATGCCCACGTATGATGCAATGTTCCTCAAGAGACAGCAAAATCCAGTCTCTATACTTTTTTATGGTGCCGAAATACATCTCGTCCTTTGAATAGTTGTAAAGTGTTTGCCTATCAACGCCCAAATAGTAAGCTAAACCAGCCATAGTTGCAGGCTTTTGGTTCTCTTCTAAATAGTCTTTGTAAGCTTCGACTTTCTTTTCAATGTCTTTAACCGATCTAAAAACTCTTGGTCTTCCACCAGTGTTTGCCATACGAGCCACCTCTTTCTTTTTTAAAACTAAAACACATCTTTAAAACTTTTTTCTTAATAACTATAAGTATTTAATATAAGTACTTAAAAGAATAATATATGTAATTAGTAGTAAATATATAATAACTACTAAGGAATCGTTCCTTGTTCTACAGAGCCGAAAGGAGTTAAGGTCTCTATAGAACATTTAAGGAGAAGGAAAAGAATACAAACAAGCAATAAAAAAAGGCAATGCGTTTTTGAGCGCACTACCTTACACTATAATTATACCACGACTGAAAACAATCTGTTTTACTTAAAATCTACTTAATTTTTAACTCATTTGTAAATGCTTATTTACCTCAGTGTGGGCGTTATAGATAGTTTGAGCCGCATACCCCATTTTTTTTACATCATCATTAGATTTGCCCTCGATGTGCGTAGCAATGAATATCTCAAGCGTGGAGTATGATTTGTTTGCCCGCTTAAGCTTCTTGATTAATGCATAGCCTTGA